ACGCCGCGCGGAGCTAACCCGACTACGTCCGTAGCACTACGGTCGCTAGAAGAAGCCCTAAAGGCTGAACAACCCGAACAATTAACCCAAAACCCCGAACCCGTGGAAAATCACGAACAAGAGGCAGAAGTACGCGCTAACGCTTTCGTTGACGCGTCTGCAGTGCAGGGCAAGCTTTCCAAGTCGGAAGAGCGCAACCTTGCCAAATTTAGCCTTATTAAGGCTATCAACGAAGCCCGCAGCGGTAAGCTTACCGGCGTAGAAGCCGAAGTAAACCAGGAAGGCATGAACGAAAAGCGCAAGCTTGGAGTAGAGGCACGCGATATGCACGCCATCAACCTGCCCGAAATGCTGCTTAAGCGCACCCAAACTGTAACCGGCGGAACCGGCGGTAACCTTGGTGGCGATTTGGTCTTCACCGACCCAGGACGTTACATCGACTTTTTGTACCCGAACACCCCGCTTTTGTCGCAGGTATCGGTAGCCGAAAACCTGGTCGGTAACGTAGATTTCCCGAAGCAAACGGCTGCCTATAACCTTAACTGGCAGACGGAAACCGGTACGGACACTGCTCAAGACCTTACTTTCGACAAAGTAACCATGAGCCCCAAGCGCGCTGTAATCACTGCTTCTATGTCAAACCAGCTGCTCCGTCAAGAGTACAGCCGCGGCATCGAGCAGCGTATCATCAACCAGCTCAACCTTTCGTTTAACAAAGGCCTGGAAAACGTAATCCTCAACGGCACCGGTTCTAGCAACCAGCCCAGCGGTATCTACGTAGAGCTTGCAGCTCAAGCTTTGACCATCGGAGCCATCGATTACGCCGACCTTATCGCTTTTGAAAGCGCTTTGGCTAACGCCGACGCCTTGACCGGTAACCTGGCTTACGTTACGCACCCCGCCGTTTTGGCTAAACTGAAGCAAACCAAGCTTGACGCTGGTTCGGGCCGTTTCCTCGTTGAGGGCACGCTTTCACCAGTTCAAACTGCTAACGGTTACAATATCCTTTCGACGACCTTGTCGCCTATCTACACGACCCCGAACCCGGACGAGTACGGTATGATTTTCGGCAACTGGTCTGACGTGCAGGTTGGATTTTGGGGCGGTGCTACCCTTATGGTAGACCCCTACACCAACATGAAGTCGTCTATCGTTGAGGTTTACCTGGAGCGCTTCATGGACGTAGCCGTTCTGCGTAACGAATCGTTTGCAATCGCAAAAGATATCACTATCTAAACATGGTAACGGTTAGCAGTTATACGCCGATTTCGGTAAACCTTACCGAACTTAAGGCCTTTTGCCGCGTAGACGGGAGTGCAGATGACGCACTCCTAACTATGCTTTTTGGCGCAGCGGTCGAGGAGTTTAACAGCTACACCGGCTACCGTTTAGGTGCTACAACTGTAACAGTGGACACCACGGGGGAAGCGAGCTATACGCTCCCCCTGGGTCCCGTTACGGCTATTACTAGCGTTACGGCATACGACGATGAAGGCAATGCCACCGCCTTGGCCCTATACACGGATTACGATTTTATCAATACCGTAATTACCCTGGACGAGGTACCCCCGCGTATGCGGATTATCTACACCTGCGGCGACACCAACCCGCCCGCAGACGTCAAACACGCGCTGTACCAACGCGTTAAATTTGGTTACGACTACGGCGACGATTTGCCGTACAATACAAACCGCTTTTTTGACCGCCTAGCGTTCCGCTACCGCCAAAACTTTAGCTAATGCTTGACCTGCGCGTAGAGCTTTTTCAGCCGACGGCTATACCCAACAATAGCGGCCAGGTCATCAAGTCCTGGGCCAGCGCTGGTACATTCTACGCAGGGCGCGAAATCCTGCCCCAGGCAGGTAGCGAGGCTATGCCATACGACCAAATGGTAAGCGCAGCGGTCTACACCTGGCGCCTACGTTTCGGCAACCCAGTGCGCCCAAACTGGCGGCTCGTTTACAATAACGAGGATTACGATATAATCAGCGTCGTGCCCGAAGGGCGACGCCGTTATTTGCTGGTTAAAACCCGACTACGGGACAATGGCACGCGGTAACACCGTCTACCTAAAGAGCGAAAGCGGTAGAGTAGAGAATTTCGACCAGTTTCGGGAGCGCATCAAGACTTTGAGCAACCCCGAAAATTTGCCGTGAGGAAGCCTATAATGAGGTTAGGGCCGTTGCTAAATCAAGGCGCAAGACTAGAAACGGGCAGACGGCTACCAAAAACACAAAAGGCGCTTTTTACAACCTATATAAGTCAATCGACAGCTTTACGAACAAAGGCACGGAAAAGGCCTACGTCGTAATAGGCTTGCGGTCGTCAAGAAAGAAAGGCGCATATTACGCCCCGTGGCAGCTTTTCGGTGGAACCAAAAAAGGTTTCCAGCCCAAAAAGTTTATAGACGCAGCAGTGAAGGCTGGAAATACAACTGAAAAAGCGCAGAAAGTTATTACTAACTTTGTACAAAAGCGGATAAAAGCACACTTGCGGTGAACTACTTACAGTACATATACGACGCGGTTAACGCCAGCACAGCGGTGCCAGTGTATTCGTACGCAGCCCCGCAGGGCGTGGCCGAGGATTTTATAGTAATCCGCATGAACGGCATCGAGGTTACGGAAACCAAAGACGAGTACAAAGCCGAGCGCGTAGCGGCCACGCTTTTTATGCACTTTGCCAGCGCAGACACAGCCCAAACACAGTTAAGCCAAATACGCCACAACCTGCAACACTACCCGCGCGTAATGCCGCTGTACGAGCAGTACGTAACGGGCGACCTTGGCACGCTTGAAGGCGAGGACTGCGCGGCCGAGCAAATGGGCGTAGCAGCCCAAACCACGTTTACCCTGGCCTACATGGACGGGGCGCAATTTTTCTACAATGAAGACGACGAAACCGTAATACTTGCGGCAGATTTCACTTTTTTAATCAATTACTAACATGGCAACATTAAGCGGCGGAGAAGTTCGCCTTTTTATGAGCATCGACGGCGGGACCACATACAAGGCCTTCGCTAGCGAAACCGAAACCAGCTTTGAAATGAACGCGGAAACGCGCGAAACCACGAGCAAAGACGCGGCAGTATTCCGCACCTACGTAACGAGTGCTAAAGCCTGGAGCATTTCCGGCAGCACCATTATGGACGACGACAACGCTTCACTGTGGAACGTAGACGAGCTTTACGGCAAGGTTGGCGATATTGTCAAGCTTCGCATCACGCAGGTGGCAGCTGGCACGGTTACCCCGGTAGCTGGCGAAACCAAAATTGAAGGCGACGCTATTCTCACGCAGCTTTCGGTTTCAGCTCCGGACAAAGACAACGGTACTGTTTCGTTCAGCTTGAACGGTACGGGTGCCTGGACTGTAGGAACCAACTAATAAACAAAGCAATGGAAGGGAAAAAGTTTACGCTGGGGGCAGCGCTTTTGTTTGAAGAGGTCACGGGAAAAACCGTTACCGAACTGGGAAATCTTGGCCTAGCTGATATGCTAGCCATGCTTTACGCGCAGGAGTTTTGGGACGTGAACGGACGGCCCAGCTTCGACGAGTTTAAGGCTATGGCAGGGGCCTGGGATATTTCCGAACTTACCCAGCGGCTTAACGGCCCTTTTTCCCAGCCGGCGGCCCAGTAGACGTACTGGGTCAGCTGGTCGGGCGTTTGGGCCTTGCGCCGAGCGAAGCCAAAACGCTAACGCAGAAACAGCTAGAAGTTGTAATGCATTACGCGGTAGAGGCCGAAAAAGACGAATGGAAACGTACCCGCTGGCTAGCAGCCGTGCTAGTCAACATAAGCGGGAAAAGCACTAAAAAGGTCGTAAGCGAAACCGACCTACTTAAATTTGAAGACGAACAAAAAGTAAGCAGCCTACGGGCATTATTGCAGAGCCATGGCAAACGACGTAACGAGTAAGGTAATACTAGGGCTAGACCCCAGCGAGTTCCGCCGTGGCATACAGCAAGTCGATGCCAAGCTAAAGGAAACCAGCAAGCTGTTTAGCAACCTGGGCCAGCTAATCGGTGCAAGCTTTGCCGTTTCTCAAATTCAAGCATTTACAACCGAAGCCATACAGCTAGGTTCGCAAATGGAAACAGTCCGCAAGGGCTTTGCTCGTTTCGGAAACGAAATGCAGCTAAACGAACTGCGTAAGGCGACCAGGGGCCTAGTTACCGACCTGGACCTTATGAAGGTCGCGGTGCAAGCTGGTAACTTTGGTATTCCCATTGAGCAAATGGGTAAGCTGCTTGAGTTCGCCGCACGCCGTGCCGCAGAAACCGGGCAAAGCGTAGACTACCTAGTAGAGTCAATCGTTACGGGTATTGGTCGCAAGTCGCCGCTAATCCTCGATAACCTTGGCATTAGCACCACGCGACTAAAGGAAAAGTTCCACGGCGCAGCGCTTGAAGCGCAGAGCATTGCCGACGTAGCCAAGGCCGTTGGCGATATTGCAGGCGAGGAACTTGGCAAAATGGGCAAGTCAGCCGACACCGCGGCAGATAAAATGCAGCGCTTAAGCACGAACTGGCAAAACTTTAAAGCAGCGTTTGGCGAAGCCGTGGCGCCTGCAGCGGCCGGAGTGCTTCAATTCTTGACTGACCAGCTTACCCAGGCGCAAATCAAATTCCAGCTACTTAAGCGAGAAATTACCGGCACCAAGCCGAGCGATAAGATACGCAGCCAACCCGTAGCCGCAGCTGGCGGGGTTTCTGCGCCTGCCGTAACGGAGTCAGTACGGAGCCTCGAAAGCCTACGCACGAAGCTTAAGGAACTGCAGGCCGAGTACGAAACTACGGCCATTGGCACAAAGCGCTTTTACGAGCTGCGGGACGCCATCGAAAAAACAAACTACGAAATAGGTAGGGCTTCGGGGGAAATATGGAGCGGGGCAAAAGATGCGCTAATTGAGCTGCAGATTAAAGGCCTAACGCCAATTACCCATTCACTTACACAGCAGGACATGGTACTGCGGTCTAGCGTAATTCCGGCTTACAACGAGTGGGGCCTAATGATTAACGGCGCCAGGGAACAGCTAGCCAAAATGGACGCGCAGCTGCAAATAGCTTCGGCCGTAGGTGCGGAGTTTGGCTACATTTTAAGTTCGGCATTTGAGGCTTCAATAATCAACGGCGAGGACTTTTTTGCCACATTAAAAAAGGCCCTCATGGATTACGTTAAGCAAATGGCGGTAGCCCTTGCTACAACCACAGCCCTAGCTGCCGTATTTTCGGCAGTAACCGGCGGCGGGTTTGGCGCTGCGTTTGGAGCTATTAGTAAGACTACGGGACTAGGGGGTTTATTTGGCGAAGGCGGTATGTTTAGCCTAAACGCGAAGGTCAAAGGTGCCGACCTAAATTTAGGCACCCAGCGCAGTGGAACCAATTACGGGCGGATAGGTGGCTAAAACTTTGGTATTCTACGCGACTACGGCCAGGTACGATTTTAAAATATACGACCTTGGCACAACGTACCAGGGGTTTGATTTTACGCCCCCGGTAGAGGTGCAGGTGGCAGATTTTGAAATAAGTTACCAGCCCAACGATAACGTATTGCCGGGCATAGTTCCTAGCAGCTGCACAGTGCAGTTCTACCTAGAGGGCGTCACACCCACCGTAGACGACTTTAGAGCCGTTTTCACGACGTCAAAACCCGACTGGGTACTAGAAGTCCACGAAGGCCTTAACGTCGTTTGGCGGGGCTTTATTACGCCCGACCTTGGAGAAATTGAAGTAGTCAATGGCAAGCGCTTCATTAAAGTCGTAGCTAGTGACGGATTTGGTATGCTAGACAAACGCGCCGACTACATACAAGCGGACACGGTAATACCATTTACCACGTACATAGCGCAAATCTTTACCTTTTGCAAACTAGCCGACCTATTTACGGGCTTTTATGCTGGTGAACACTACGCACCTTACGGCATAACCGCCACCGAAGGCGGGCTATGGTGGACCGGGACTATTCGCCAGGGGCTTGTTTACGTGGACGGTGAGCCACGCACTAGCCGAGAGGTAATACAAGACATTTGCACAACCTTTAACCTGCAGCTGTTCCAAGATAAAGGCGAGCTAATTTTTAGAAGCTGCCATATTGAAACGCCAGCTTGGTACGCGTTTTACGACACGGGCGGTTCGTTTATTGGCCGCATTACCCCAACGGGACCCACGCAGACCGAGGTAGT